CCTGGCATTTACCATATCATTGTACAGTGTTTGCATATCTGATGCTTGAACTGTGGCTGTTACTGCTACTTGGGCACTAGTTACTGTTTGACCGTAACCGCTTGTACTTGAGCCGTTGCCGAGTATAGTTTCAATGTCAGATTGTAGGTTATTATACCTTAGTGCTGTGATAGTATCACCGACGGCCATAAACGTTTCCTAATAAAATACTTATATATTTATCTTTGCAGAAAGCAAGGAAAATTAATTAGATTAGATAGTAGTTGCGTTGCTAAATGCTGGTGTTCTATCTACAAGAGACACGTTTACACCCGAAGCAATCTTGTACTGACAAGTACTTAAAAGAACACCGTCAACATTTTCGTCTACTGGAGGATAACTTGGATTATCTATATCTGGTGCTGTAGGATCTAGATCTTGAAAACTTGCTCTTAGTTGTACTTTTGTAGCCGTTGGTCGACGTGCTTCAACTTTGTACAAGTTTTCAGAATATATGCCTGATCCAGATTTTGTAAAAATTGTTGCCCAGGATGAACCTAGATCATAAAAGCCGGTGCCGCTATCTGCCCCAGTTCCTGTAGAAGTTGTATTTGCATAGTTAAGTTTTATAATGCCCATGTTTGACAACATGGTTTTCCAATTTGTTGTTTTAGAACCAGAGCCGCCGGTAATGCCTGCTTGAAGGCGTAACTCGCCGCCCGCATTAAAAAAATGTCTTATAGTATCTGTGTCTGTAAAATTAATATCAATTGTGTGTGTAAGTGTAGTATTCCACGGAGTGCTTCTTTGAGAAGTTATTCCAGTAGAAGTTGTGGACTGACTTTCAGCCATATCAAACCTATTAGTTTCGATATCAGACATTAAACTTTCAAAATCAGCAAATCCTGTAGGTTCAACCGAGCCCGATTCTTCGATTATATCACCTTCTGCAACTTGAGCAATGACACTAGGAACTGATCCGGTTTGATGAATTCTTGCTTTAGACATATCAGTGTAGAGTGCATTCAAATCATCTGCTTCGATAATTTTTTCAACATTAACCTGGCTACTTGTTAGTGTTTGTCCGTATCCAAAGTCGCCGGAACCTAACCCCATAACTGTTTCAATTCTGCCTTGTATAAGATTGTATCGTGCTGCTGTAATTATATCGCCGACGGCCATTTTTTGTCCTTTATACCTTTAAGATGCATTCTACTAGTTTTTCGTCTGCATCGTTGTTAGTTTCGAGTGCAACTCCAACTAGTCCAGAAGAAGCAATAGTGCTTCCTACTCCTGCTTCACCAATATATACTGGCTGACCTTTTGAAATTGGTCCTAGTACTCTTACAGGAACTCTGCCTTTTAGTGCTATTGCTTGTCCTTTTGCTTCTGCGTTCATTAAGTAAGCAGGATTTTCAGATATTACTCCAACAACTACTTCACCTAATTTTGCTGCTCTTGCTTCTTTTTCGCCTCCAATTGAAATTATAGTTCCTACTGGATATTCTGCGTCCGTTTCGTATATTTCTGCTAAGTCAGCAAATTTTGCACTAAGTGCTACACCAATAAATTCGTTTGCTGTAATGTCACCGCTACTGTCTCGTAGTGCAACAGTGTTATTTACCGCACCCAAACTTGGCTGGTATAAAACACTGGCTAAGGTAAGTTGTTCTGCTACTGTTGCTGTGCCGTCAAAAGTATCAGCATAGGCTGTTCTAAACTTTATACTTGATGTGCCTAAATCAAAAGTGCTGTCTGATGCTGGTTGCATTCCTGTTGCTGTAATACTTAAACTATGTAGATTAACACCACTGCCGTTATTTGCTTTAAATTTAATTAAATTAGAATTGCCTACTTCATTTGCTATTACCGCTTGATTGTCGTTTTCGATATATATTTTTAAATCTTCAGAATTACCAATAGATATGCCAGCATCAACAAACGATACTAGACTAGTAAATGACGGATCGGATGATGTAATATAATCGGCAGCATCAATACCTCCAAGTTTTGTAGCGTTAGAGGCTGTACCCCAATATAAAAATCCTCCAGATGTAATGCCGTTAGCGTCAGTGTTAACCATTGTAACACCTTTCTTGACTAGACTAAAACCTGGAATGGCTGAAGCAACACTTAATGTAAATTCTTCATCAGAAATAATAATAACAACTACATCGTCAATAATACCTTTAATAATTGTTCTAGTGTTGTCATCAATATCAGTAACAGATGCACTCTGCATCTGTGTTACGCCTGCGCCTGGTGCAGATTGGGGACCGACTAAAGTGAAATCTGTACCATTAAACGCAAATAACTGTTGATTAGTTGTATTCCACCAAAAATCGCCTTCTGAAAGTCCGCTTGGCTGTGTAGGACTTACTTCTGCGCCGCCTGTTGTGCGGAATTGACTACCATCATAAAATTTTAATTTGCTGTTTGCACTGTCGAACCATAACTGCCCTGACAGCGGTCTTGGTGGTTGTGTTGCTCCGGAAAAGTTTTCTAGCAGAAACAGGAAGTTTTCGTTTTGGATTTCTCCGTATCCTGCGTAGTTTTTACCTATAAACTTAAGATCGGTAGTTTGGTCAATTGTACCATCTTCGACCGAAGTTAATAAGGTATTATTGTATCTATCAATTTGATATGCCATTTTAGTCTAACCCCTGAAATACATTAATAGTATTTATCTTCATACACTTGTTCCTAAGTCGCTAGTATACTGCCATACATTTGAACTGTTTACTGTAAATCTCAATCTACCTCTAGTTGCTGCAAGTGTTCCTGTTCCTGATACAGAATCAAAATCAACATCTTGTAATACAGATTCAGTGCCAGTATTTGTTGCATTTCTTACAGGAACAAAAGATTTATTTGTAGCACCTGCTACATCTATGCCAGTAACTTCTACAACATACGACACAGTATGTATAGTAGCAGTAGTGCCTATTTCTTTTTGGCTTGCAGGATACAATTCATCTATAACTGTTGCTATTTGTGTTGTATTAAGTCCGGTTATATCTAAACTAAAAACAACTGGCTCACTATCTATTTGTGTATCTACATAATTTTTTGTTGCAACATCTTGTGCCGAAGCCGGATCTGCAACACCTTGAATTTTTTGATTATTGATAGTGATTGGTCCTGCACTATCAATAATGAGTGCGTCAGTAGTGGTAATTTGCGAGTCATTTAAATTTATATCGTCTACTTGTAATTCTGTAACAAGGCCAAAATTTGTTAAACTGGAATTTACAACTGTAGCCCCTAAAGTTGTATTATTTAAAACATCGGTACCGTTTATTAAATAACTTTTTCCGCTTGCAATATTTAAATTTTCAGTACTTGACCAACTAGTGTTTGCATGTTGATACAACAAACTAATATCGTCTGCATCATTTTTAACTATTATTCCGGCGCCGTCAACTTGAAGTTTTGTTAATACAGTGCCATCTGAAGTAATTGCAAGTTCTAAATTTTTATCTTCAGTTCTAAGTGTTGTAACATCAATATAAGTTGCATCACCTTCTACAGTTAGATCTCCAGTAATTCTGCAATCACCAGTAACATCTAAATTATAACTAGGATTGCCTTGAAATATACCCACCCTTTGATCTGCTGCTTTTACTGTTATTGCATCTGTAATCAAAGAGCCTGCGCCTGAACTTCTTACTCTAATTTTATAATCGTGATCTAAAAGTTGGTTTTCTACAACTACAGTAGATCCAACAATTTTCTGTATGTTGTTCTGGCTTAATCCAATTGTTATACCGTTTGAGTTTTGGACTGTTAAAGATCCTACTGTAGTTCCGTCTTCGTCTGCAGGTAAAAATTGACTTGCGTTTTTAACAACGCCTGCATCTGTAATTAAACTTGTAGAATATTTAGAAGTGCCGTAAAATTGAAATCCTGTTTCATCTACTAAATTAATTCCCTTTTTAATTTCGCCTGGTATTTCACCGATTTCATCTGCTTCCGATGGCGTAAATGTTAAGTTACTTATAACTGCAACTAATTGAGCACCTATCCATAATTTTAGTACCCTTCTAGTACGACTTTGGGTGTCAAGAATGTCCGCAACTTCAAATCCTGATCTTCCTTGTTGCGCAGTATAAATGGGTCCTGCTAGTTCTAATTCAGACCCGTCAAAGAAATATAATTGATTTGTAAGATTATTCAGCCATAAATCTCCTGCAACCATTTGAGGTTGCGAAGGTTGCACAAAAGGAGAACCTGCTACTATAAATTCTTCACCATTATAGATTTTTAATCTACTTTCAGAAGTATCATACCATAATTGACCTGTAATAGGAGATCCAGGTGCAACTGTGTTACTGAAGTTTTCTAATAGTTTTATAAAATTTTCATTTAAAAATTCCCCAAACCCTGAATAGTTTCTACCTATTAAAGTTAAGTTTGTAGAATCTGTGTCAACAAATCCGTCAATTAAATCTACTAGTAGACTTCCGTCTGTTTTGTTTAGTTTGTAACTCATCAAACTTCTCCGTGATAAATTATGTAATTTACAGCAAGAAACGGATTCATAACATTAACTGCATCTCCTAGCGTAGGATTTAAAACGCCTCCGCTTGTTGACAGTGCTTGCCCAACACCTGTTCCTGTAGGAGCATCGTACACAATTGATTCTGGATCTGAAGTAGGACCTTTTGTTAAATCGCTAATTGCATAAAACTGATCTCCATTGTCTGCCCTCATATCATGTTCATGATCAGGCAAATTATCAATACCTATACTAACATCTTCTGCGCCGCCTGCATTACCTAGTTCACTAGCACCAAGACCAGTTACTCTATCAGCAGCAGTGCCTCCCATGTTATCAAGACCTAGTGCAAATCTACCTCTAAAATCTGGAAGTGCAAAGTATTCTGTGCCGCCGTCTGAAATGCCTGATGCGTCTTTAAAGTTAAACCCAATTACTTCAAATAGTGTTGGATATAACACTTGTAATACTTCTCTACCGTCACATAATAGCCAACCTTCTGGTATAACTGTTCCTCCAAACGGTAAAATAATTCCTGGAGGGTTAGTAGGAACACTAGACAATAATGCTCGTCTACTGACTTTATATAATCCTGTTGTGCCTGTAGTTCTATTGATTAATATTTCGTCATCACCTTCAGTAGAACCAAGACTTGGCTTGGTTGCTATAAAACTATTGCTAATAGATGTGCTAAATGTTTTTGTTGTTCCGCCTGTTTGTCCATCAAATGTAAATTCAGGCGCAGAAACATCTCCTGACATTCTAAAAGTTGTCTTACTGGCTAGTTTATCAGTGCTAGTTGATTTACCTGTAATCGTTCCAGTAATATCTCCTACTAGATTCCCAAAAAATGTATTTGCATAAACGGCTTGCCATCTAATTAATTCAGTTCCTAAAATGCGCTGATTATTTAAATCAGGAGTTAAATTTTTAACTTGAGTTCCGCCTTCTATTGTTACATTGCCGCCTATATTCAAGTTTTTTGCAATGCCGACGCCGCCTTTAATAACTACTGCGCCGCTACTAAATGTATCGGATTGTGTTGCGCCGTCGACTAATAAATTGCTATCTGTTTGAATATTTCCTATTACATCAAGTGCCTGGTCGGGAGCACCGTTGTTTATACCTACATTTGTTCCGTCTAAGGTAAGAACATTCTTTGTTACGCCGCCATCATTTGTTCTAATATTAATTTGTGCGCCGCTTGTGTTGTGTGTAATAACTCCGGCTTCGCCTTCTACTCCAATAGATAACTGTGATGCAGTACCTAACTGCAAACCAGTATTATTTTTTATTCTAATAGGAAAATTTGTTATACTTGTTTGATCTGTTCTTAAAAAGTTAGATGAAGGAACTGTAGTGTTTCCTACTACAAGTGCTTCTGCTTTTTCTGATGTACCGTTAAATTTTGCAACTCCAGCACCTGTAATATCTCTTGTTGTTAAATTTATACCAGGTTTAAGACTAGCAAAACCTGATATAGCAACTTTAGGTGTAAACGTAGATGTAGAAATAATTGCTACAGGTTGTGCTTCAACTTCAATAACTAAAACACTATAATCTGTATTATCTGTTCCAGTTAATTGTATAGGTCGTGCGCCAGTGTTTAGACCATCTGAAAAACTAGGACCTACTAATACCCAACCAGAACCTGAATACAAATATAGTTGCTGGTTATCAGTATCAACCCATAAGTCACCTGTTACTGAATTATTAACATCTGGTTCTGCTATTGCTTTTTTTAGGCCGCCTGCTGCTGCCCAAGCGGTACCATCATAAACTTTAAGTTGATTTACACCAGGACTACTATCATACCAAAGTTGTCCTTCAACAGGATTTTCTGGCTCTGAGGTGTTAGCAAAATTTTCTAATAAGTGTAGGAAATTTTCAGCAATACTAGTACCATATGCAGTACTGTTTCTTCCTGGAAGATCAACACTTGTCTCCTGGTTAATAGTATTGTCGTCTACTATTATGCTACCTTTGTTTGCTTGATCTGTAAAATTAACTTCGTATGCCATTTATATCTCCTGTTATACCCCTGACAAACTTTGCACTCTTACAGTGTAATCAATTTGTATTAATCTATTCAAGGATTTTTGAACAGGGTGGAAAATTACGTGTGTAAGTAAACGGCCTGAACCCGATGCTGAATAACTTCTTAAACCTAATTCATCAAAAACATAAGCACTGTCTGCATCGCTTGCTGTATCGAACGCTTGCTGTCCACTTGGTTCTCCGTAATCTAACAAACAAGTTACAAGTATATCTGTATAATTTGTTCCGCTTACGTGCCTTGTTTCTATTTTATTTCTAACAGGAT